TACACTACTGACGACATTATGGGCTTTATACAAGAACTAGCTGATGATTTTGAACGCTGGGAAGGAATAAAATAATTGATAATAAAGTTTATGCTTGACAGTATGAACTTTTTTTTATATAATAAATACATAGAGTTAAGAAAGGAGATTAAACAATGGCAACTCAAAAAGCTATAAAGGTAGTAGCTTATAACCCTATGACGGAAGAGGAACTACACTTTAGTGGTAAGGCTCAATGTGCTAATTATTTCGGACTTAAAGCTAATACAGTCATCAGATGGCTTGATAACGGTATGCCTGTAATTGAACTGTTGGTAGACCTAGATAGAAACCAAGTAGAGTTTGAAAAACAAAGTAAGCTAAATGGCTTTGAATTATTTACGATTAAGGAGTGGTTAGATTATGTGTAAGAAACGCAAATACACAAAAATGGGTGCTTTATATTCAATAGTAAATGCCCAGCATGTTAAAAAGAGCAAGAAAAACAAAAATGATAAAATACCGGTTAGATCTTATTACTGCAAGTGGTGCAATTTATATCACTTATCAAGTCAGCAAAGATTAAACATAAAGACAGGAGTAATTGGATAATGAAAGAGGCAATGAGATGATCTTACACAATTATACAAGCGAAATCAATAGTTCAAAATATCCACGGTCAACAGCACGAAAGATTGCGAATGACCTGAACAAGAATGACCCTTTTAATAATTATCTAGTGAGCCTTGAGTTTGGCTCTAAAAGGTATATTGTTGAAAAATTTGAAATCAAAGGAATGAATAGATGAAACGTTTTTACGTAGAGGAAGATGACAATGGTAAAGAAATTAAGCGAAAACTCACAACTTTTGCTAACGATGATTTAACACAGCTATCAGATGATGAACTAGAGACAATCTATTATGAATCATCAGCTCAATTTTTAGCTAAAGCAATGCACTTTATGAAGATTGAGAACGAACTATTTTCAAGAAAGAATGTAACTGTAAGTGATGAAATTCTAATAAATGCTGGCAATAATATTATTGAAGCAATTAATCAGGTAAGCAATTAAGCAACAAAAAGGAGAAGAAAAAGAAAAACAGCTATAAAGCTGTCTTTTTTTTAGTTTACTTTTCCATACTCTGCTTCAAATTCCTTTTGATACATAACTGTTTCTGGTAACTTGATTGCTCCAAATTTACCTTGGAAACCGCCAAGCATACGAGTTGTTTTAATATGTCGTGCTGATACTCCGTTGCATACATACCAATTCTTTGTGTCCTTGCAATTAATTAAAAACATTTCAATTTCTCCGCTTTCTGTTGTGTTATTGTTAGAGCCCCCAGTTTGTCCTGTAAGGCGTTTATTTAGTTCTGCGATAAAGTATGAGCGACAACTCTCTACCGTGCCACCATGTACCTCTACGGAACGTCTAGGGCATGAAGTAGATGATAACTCTTGATGCAGCTTCACAGTATCACGATTAGGAGTTAAGCCCCATTGTTTCATGTACTTGGCTACATCATCTAGTACCGCCTGTTCATTCCTCAAGAACTGGTTTAAATCGCCCTCTGATTGGCATACTTCCCAACTGGCATAATTTGCATTACCGTATGAGTTAGCACAATGCCATGCCATGTTAGAGAAGTCCGAAGCCTGCAATCTTCCGTCATTTCCAATATAAACATGAGCAAAGCCATTTTCAGGGTTATGATTAGGTAACCAGTTGTTGTAGAAGCCAACGTTAGCGCCATTTGAACCGGCGTCATTGTGAATTACAACCCCAGTAGGGTTATGCCCACGAACACCAGCATTAGTTATATTCATTCTTTTTTATCCTCCGTTTGTTCTGCTTCTGCTTCCGGAATATTTACACCGTTCTTTTTAATGAGTTTAACCAAACCGTCAAACATAGGGCTGATTTTTGCGATTAAATAAACAAACTGTCCTACAAAGTACAATAAACCTACATTAATCACGGTTTTGGCGATATCAGAAGTTGAGGGTGTTTGTGTAAAGTAAAATACTGCATACAAAACCCATAGCGCGAAGACAACCGTTAAATCAATTACAAGTCTATGTTTAAAAGGTGGGTTCATTGCTTCTCTATCTTTTACCCACGTAGCGAAAAAAATCGCTAAAATCAAGACAGTTATTAAAATCATTTTCGTTACCATTTTTTTGTTTGCTTTCTAAATTATATTTATCAATATTCCAATACGTGTTGTAGTGCGAATTGTTTTGAAGATGTGTTATTGTTTACCCCATGACCTGTGATTTTATTCCCTTGCAAATATGCAAATTTAGTTGCAACACCGCCAGTAGAGTTAGCAAGAGCGAAAGAATGTCCTACATCAGCTAACTGTACTGATTCTTTAGGAATAAAGAACCACTGATTAAGTGAGTTTTTTGTATTTCCGTTCATATGTGATTTAAACTCTGTGAAGTGAAGAACCCAACCATTAGCACAGTCTGATATATTTTTGGAAACATTGACAACGTCTCCGTCAAGTAACAACGAAGCCCCAGAAAAAAGAATTCTTTTCGCTGGAGTTTTTAAGTTTCCAGTAAACTCTAAATCTTTTGTTCTAATTTTGCTAGAAGTTAAATCTCCTACGGTTGTTTTTTGGTCAGGTGTTACACGGTTCGTCACTCCTAAACCATTAGTTGTAATGATGTCTACAACACGTTTATAAACCCCAGAAGCATTATTCAAGTCAATTGTATTACTGTTATCTGCTGTTTCGCAAGATACGCTAACCGGTGCTGTCGTTTTCGTCAAATCGATATTAATGTGAATATAGTTTAACGAGTCAGCCTTAAGGGCTACGGTCTCATTAATCAATTCAAAGTAACGACCAGCAACAATGAAAGAAGTATTAACATATTGAACATTTAAGGCTGTATTAACAGGAGAACTCCAGTCAGTACGCCTGAACGTTGTGTAGTCCATTCCTGATAACATCATGTAGAGTTTAGCGTCATTATTTGAACCTACTGGAAACTCTGTACCATTTGGACTAAAGAATGTAAAGTTTTTGATTGTCATTTTTTTACCTTTCTTGAAATTATCTCCGCTTTATCTAAAACTGGGTTATCAGTAATTGAAAGTTCTAATAGTCTAAATTTTCTACCGCCATACGGATAACCACCAATTGATACAAATTGACCAACTTCATACAAGAGCGTAGTTTCAATTCTAAGCGTCCTTTTGCTATTATAGTATACTTTACCTGACAATAGTTCTGAGTGGTCTTTACGAAGCTCTCTATGCCCTTTAAAGCTATCTATTCTATATTTGTCGCCATAAGTGGCTACGTACTCATATAACATTCGGTTTGTTTCCACTTTCTACAAAAATAAGTCTATCATTGAACTCTGTTTTGACTCTATCTGCTATGTAACCTGAATACAGTTTACCTTCATACCATATATCTACTAAGTCATTAACATATAAAGGCAATAGTTCATTTTGATTAAAGAATAACCTTGTGACTATCGTAGAGGGAGAAATTTCAGCCTTAATAGTAGACATATCAGGAGGGTTTCCGTGGTCATCTCTGTCATAAAATAATGTTTTTGCTGTCCTTACATCTGGCAAGTCTGTTCCGTCTCCATGATAAGTGCTATAATCAATGACATCGCCGTTATTTTTGGCTGTATACATTTTAGGAGGGTCTGTATAGTCATCTGTTGCCTTATTCTTAATGAATACAACAGCAAAATTATAAGCCGAACGTTCTACTATTGTTTCCGTGTCCATTGCTACATTTTGCTTAATATCTACCCTTGTTGTGATTCTTTTTCTATTCCAGTTCCTTGAAGCAAAATTAATAAATAACAAGTTCCTGGGGTCTGTTTCAGATGAAGCATGCTGAATGGTTGTAGTTGGTTGAAATTGAACCTTGGAAAATATCCTTTTTGCTACGTCAGTAGCTGATGAAGTTTCTGCTTTACGGTTGATTGTAGCCTTTCCAGCAAAGATACTTGAATTAAGGAAGTAGCCATAACTCATTAAATCATTCTTATTAGGGTCAATCAAATAGTCAATGATAGCGGAGTTTGTCCTTTTAGTTATTGCATTAGGAACATCTAGGCCTTCAATCATTGCCCAAAAATAGTTCTTTAACGTGGCTTTGTTACTTTCATCTACACTCGTAACAAAATAGACCATATCTAAGTTTAACTTTTTCTTTTGACCTAGAGCTTCCTCAATTGGAATAACTTCAGGAAAAAGAATTTGAACAATATCCCCAACTTCTACCGAAACGGTCAATGTAGCCGATGAAGTATAAAGGTAACCAGTTTCCCATAACTCATAGTTAATGACTTGGCATCTTGCTTTTGGTATAGGTAGACCTCTTTTAACTTTTTTACCATTTTTAAGGCTAAAATCAGATATATTGTAGTAGTTAGGGTTAAAGTTATCATAAACATTAGCTTCTAACATTAAACGAAGTCCGCCTTTCTCTTGATTTTAAACTCTGCCTTGGTTAGATTGACTAACTCCATTTGACCTTGTTTGATTATACGTGTTCTATATCGTTCAAAGTCCATTACAGGAAATAAATTTAATGAAGTTGTTCCCTTCCAACCTTGATAAATTTCGTCATTTACATCTGTATTGATTAAAATATAATTCTGTACCTGTTCCGTCTTAAATACAATTGCTGTATATTCGTTTCCATTATCGTCTAAAAACCTAATGCCAGCAGGTATTTTAGGGAGATGTGGATATAGTATTCCTACAAAACTAAATATTTCTTCTTTTATATCCCAACGGCTTAATCGTTCTATATTTGTTTCTCCGTAATAAGTGTAAGAAGTCCCTTTGATGTATTTATAGTTTCCCGGTGCTGTTCCACCATAAATTTTAGATTTACCAGCAATAACTTGACCATTTTGAGTCTTTTCAAGAGTTAAGTTTTCGTAAGTGTACCACTTTGTGATTATGTCGAACGTTATCTTTTCGCTGAAAGTACCATTTTTACCGTAACCCTCTGTTTTAGTAACTTCTGCTAAAGCTAAATCAGCATATACCTGAAAAACCTCTGTTTGATATTCAAGTGTAACGAACTTTTGGTTAAGAATATCGTTTATGAAGTCTTTCATTAATTGATAGTTCTCTTTCAAACTTTTGCCAAACGTTTCTAGTTTGAACTCTATTTGAGGTTGAGTGATTGAGCGTGTTCCCATTACTCCAACGCCGTTACTTTGCCAAATATTATTGGTTGATTGTAGCCCTAAATTAGAGGGCTGATAAAATCTAACTTTTCCATTTGTAACGTCCCAAACTTTATCATTTGTTCCGTCTAAATTGGTATGTATTTTGTACTGTCTTACCATTAAGCCCTCCCTAGTTCAAATTCTCGTCTGATTGCTCGTGCTAAGTTAGAAACATCTTGACCAGCACCGCCTTGTACGTTGAATGTGTTATATGTTCTATTGTCGCTTGATACGCTGTTCGTACTCAAACTGTAACCGCTAGAAGATAAATTAACATCTGTTAAGCCTACTACCATAGAGCCTTTGAATAGTCCGCCAAGTTTTCCAGCAATACCATTAATAGCTCCTGATATATTATTGATTGTACTTGTTACGCCACCAAGAACGCTATTTATCGTGCTACTGATTCCTCCGAATATTCCACTAAAGAAACCGCCAATACCACTAAATGCTCCTGTTATTGCATTGTAAGCATTAACGGCGAACTGACCAAAGGCACTGAACGCTCCACTAACTACACTTCTAGCACCATTGAAAACTCCACTAAAGAAGCTGCCAACTCCACTAAATACACCTGAAATTGCTCCCCAAGCGCTTGAAGCGAACCCACCAAAAGCGCTGAACACTCCACTAACAATGCTACGAACAGAGTTGAATATGCCACTAAAGAAGCCTGAAGCTGCACTCCATATTGAGCGAACTACTCCCCAAGAGCTAGAAGCAAAACTTCCAATTGCGTAGAATACTGACGAAACTACTGAACTAACAGCGTTAAACATTCCACCAAAGAAACCTGATAGGCCTTTCCATGCGCCAATGACTAATTGGTAAGCACCGCGAATAATAGCCAAGATAAGTTGAAAAGCTACATTGATAATTGATCCTATTAGGTTAAACATAGATTGATAAAAACTTATTAACGGTTGGAAAGTTGTAACAAACCAGTTATAAGCGCCTGTTACTGCACTAGCTATTGTAGTGAAAGCGGAAGCTACAATTGTGACTATCCCGTTCCATAAACCACTAAAAAACTCTGTTATTCCGTTCCATATGGTTTTTGTACCCTCGACTGTGGAAGTCCATAACTCACCAAACCAAGCACCTAAACCAGTAAAGAACTGTTTAATAGCTTCAATTGACTGCAATAAGAAGTCTACAAAACTCTGCCACACTTTTTTCCCTGTTTCTGTTTGAGTGAAGAAATAAACTAAACCAGTAACAATGGCTGCGATCGCTATACCAAGAGCTACGAATGGGTTTATAGCCATAACAGCATTGAAAGCTGCCATTACACCCGTTCCTGCTTGAATTACTGTCTGTAACTTCTTGAAAATACCAATAGCACTAACTATTCCAGAACCGATTTTAAAAGCTACAAAACCTGCTGTTAAGGCTGCTAAAGACCATTTTAAAGTATCGATTGCTACTTTACTCTCACTAAATTTCTTTGCAAAATCAGCGATTTTCTTTATGACGTCGGCTAAAACTTTTGCCAAATTAGCAATAGCTTTACTTACGCTCTCCACAGAGCCTGCACTTTTGCCAGTTTTTGAATCTACACCAGCAAATGATTCTATTAGTTGTCCGATTATACTTAAAACTGAACCAAAAGTTGATCTTAAACCGTCCCAAATTTTAGAGAAAGAACTTAAAGCGCCATTCTTTTCTAACGCTCCCCACAGTTCTTTGACATACTTAACAATGCTATCAATGGCTTTACCAGCACCTTTACCCCACTCACCCATTTTATCAATTATAGCATCGATAACAGGAGTTAAAGCCTCAAGTGTAGGAAGCAATGCTTGCGACATATCTTCATTAAAACCAGCCCAAGTATCCCTTATAGTCTTTGCAGCACCGCTTGAACCGTCTGCTGTTTTTTGCATAGCCTTATCAAGCATATCCATTGAGACAGCACCAGCCGAAACAGCTTCATTAAATGAACCATATTGCTGTAATGAGGGGTTCATTTTCATAATAGTGTCCTTTAAAGAAGCACCAAGAGCGGTATTGTTATCAGTTAGTTGCCCAATATTTTCAGCAGTAACCTTGCCAGAAGCTGCCATTTGACCATAAGCCTGTGCGACACCTTTAAGGTCTTTCCCAGTACCACCAAACGCTTGGTTAGCTTTTACTAATGCTTCCGTCTTACTAACTGCTGACTTAGCACTATCACCTAAACCGATAAATGTTGTTGAAAGTTTTAAAGTATCTTCACTATTTGCGTTTGTATCTCTAGCGAGTTTCTGCATAGAATTGCTTACATAGTCAAAATCTTTTCCACTGCCTTTGAATTTCATCGTGTTCTTTAAGGCAATCATGGCTGTCTGGGTGTCCATTGCGTCAGATATCCAGCCCCTTAAACCATTGCCAACAGCACTAACAGCACTTGCACCGATTTGCCTAAATGCACCAACAGCAAACTCTCTAAGACCGCTAAAGCGTGACTTCATTCCGTCAATTCCGCTATTTACACCCTTGGTGTCCATTTTAGCATCAATATGCCAAGAACCTGATTTAATAGCACCCTCGACTTGCTTTATTTCGCCCTCTAGCCTGTTAGCTTGCGTTTCTGCTGTGCCTAAAGCTCTGGTAAGTTGTAGCCATTTCTTTTGACCTGATGACGTACTTTTGTCAACATTAGAAAGTTCTTCTTTTAATTTTGTTGCTTTGTCACGTGATAAGCCCAACTGCGTTTGTAAGTTCTTTTGCAATTGCGCCATTTTCCCGGTATTTGTGGGGTCAAGTTTTAGAGCGTCTCTTAAGTTTTTAGCTTCTCCTCTAAGCCCTGACATTGCGGTATTAACGCCTTTAAGTGAGTTCTCGAATTTCGTGGTATTACCGTATATCTCGACCTCAAATGTTGCATTACTTGCCATTACATACCCTTTCTTTTACGCCTTTTC